CGGCATGGGTTATGAAATTGCAACGTATTCAATTGACGGCGCATTTGTTGACCCAGCAAACCTTGTTGTCTTTCAAGGATTTCAAGAAGGATTACTAAGTCGCGCAGGTCGCACAATTCGTGCAGCAGCAGCCTTAGAGCGTGCAGCAATGAATTTTGCAGTTGAACCAATTCCGCAAATGGTTTTGAAATCAAACGGCACATCATTGCCAGCAGATCGTGTTGCAAAGTTACTAAGCGCATGGCGCACGGCGCGTGCAAACAAATCAACGGCGTTTTTAAATGCTGACGTCACCCTAGAGACGCTTGGCTACGACCCAAAGAATTTACAACTAAATGAGGCCAGAAATTACGTTGCGCTTGAACTTAGCAGGGCAGCGGGGCTTCCAGCCTATTTCACTGACGCACAACAAAGCACCTTTACCTATTCCAACGCCTTAGACAAAAGGCGTGACCTTGTGGACTTTGCTTTTAGAAATTACATGTCCATAGTGGAAGAACGCCTTTCATTTGCTGATTTCACACCAGCAGGAAACAAAGTGCGTTTTGACTTAGACGATTTCTTGCGTGGCAATCCTTATGAGCGTGCGCAAGTGTACGAAATCTTGAATCGAATTGGCGCAATGTCAATTGACGAAATACGCGAGGAAGAAGACCTACTGCTATGAAAAAAGTAATCACACCAATGCAAATCACCGCAGCTGATTCCAACAGTCGCACAATCACCGGTCGCATTGTCACGTTTGAGGAAACTGGGAACGCGTCAATTGGCAAGGTTCAATTTGCTGCTGGTTCAATCGAAGCAACCGCCGTGTTGCTTAACCTTGAACACGATCGCACACGTCGAATTGGCAAAACACTTTCAATTGAATCAAACGACAAAGGAATTGAAGCAACTTTCAAAATTGCAAACACAACTGCTGGAACTGACGCACTTGTGGAAGCGCAAGAAGGTTTGCGGGACGGTTTCAGCGTTGAAGTTTCATTTGACGAATATGAGACATTGAAAGACGGAACAGTGCGCATTTTGAAGGGTGAACTCACTGGGGTTGCATTAACCAGCGAACCAGCAATCCGATCATCACGCGTCACCGAAGTCGCAGCAACAACAGGCGAAGAAGAACAAGTTTCAGATTCAACAATTGAACCTGAAGTCACACCAACAACAGAAGGAGACGAAGTGGAAAACACCGTCAATGACGCTTCAGCCGTAGAGACGGTCGAAGCCGCACAGTCAGTAACCGCACAATCAAACGCAGTGGGTGGCTGGAAGTCAACACCACGCATTGAGTTAACTGCTGCAAAGTATCTTGAAAACAAGGTTCTTGCCGCAACAGGTGACGAAAACGCACGCCAATACGTTTTGGCAGCAGATAACACAACAGACAACGCGGGACTTGTCCCAACACGTCAGTTGACTGAAGTTGTCAATGGACTATCAACAACAATCCGCCCAAGCATTGACGCGATTTCTCGCGGTGCATTGCCTGACGCAGGAATGACATTTGAGATTCCAAAAATTACTGCTGCACCAACAGTTGCAATTGCAGCTGAAGACGCAGCCTTTTCTAACACAGATCAGAATTCAGCGTTCCTTTCAGTGGACGTTAAGAAATTCGCTGGACAACAGAAGTTTTCAGTTGAATTATTGACACGCACATCACCGTTGTTTTACGACGAACTATTGCGCAACATGGTTGCAGCAATGGCAAAGGCGCAAAACTCATACGTCAACGCACAGTTAATTGCAGGCGCGACTGTGGACGCAACAACAGTTGCAACATACCCAACCGCTGCTGAACTGCTTGGAATTATTGGTCGCGGTGCAGCAAGCGTTTATGGCGCAACTGCTGGACTTGCAAATCCATTTGCACGCAACATGATTGCGTCAACTGGTCAATGGTCAAACCTTATGACTTTGAATGACGCTGGACGTCCAATTTATTCACAGGTTTCAAATCCTATGAATCAACCTGGTGTTTCAGTGCCAACAAGTTTGACTGGGAACGTCGCGGGGCTGAATTTGTACGTTGACCCAACTAACGGCGGTGACGGAGACGGCACATTGCTAATCGTTAACCCTGACGCTTACACATGGTACGAAGGAACTTCATACCAGTTACGCGCAGAATCAACTGCTGACGGTTCAATCACCGTTGGTGTTTATTCATTCGGTGCAGTGGCAACAAAAATTGCCGCTGGTGCGTTCCAAAATAACAAGGCGTAATCGCCACAAACTAATCATGCGGCGGGTTCTCCCGATCTCGCCGCAGCAGATCGAAAGGAAACGCTCATGCCTAGTATTGTCACCGCAGACCAATTGCGAACCGTGCTAGGCGTGAGCGTATCTTTATATTCAAACGATTATTTGAATGAAATTATTAACACCAGTGAAGCGGTTATTTTGCCAATGTTGGTTGCAAACACTTCAGCAATCAACGCTTACAAATTAGAATCCAACGTGGCTTATATCTACACTCAACGTGAACATCATTTTGTGACTGGTCAATCCGTCATTGTGACTGGTTTGCCAGCACCTTTTACTGCCACGCACGTCGTTGTTGATTCTTACGATTACTATTTCACCGCAGCACTCACTTCAACCAATGTGACTTTGCGAGACATAATCCCAACAGGCACGGCGACACTTTCAGGCTATTCCGCAGCTGATATTTACGCCACCAGTGCGCCAATCGAATCAGCCGTGCTTGCAGTCAGCGTTGAAGTTTTCCAATCACGTGTTGCAGCAGGTGGACAAATTGAAGGCGTGGATTTTGCCAGCACGCCGTACAGAATGGGACGCAGCCTTACCAATCGCGTGTCCACATTGCTCATGCCATTTCTAGACGTTGAAACGGTTGTGCAGTAATGCCAGCCAATGCCGTCGCCGATACCCGCGCAGCCTTAGCCACCGCCTTTTCTTCACTTGCGGCAACTTGTTACGCGTCAGTACCTGAATCACCAATTCCACCAGCAATCGTCATTGTTCCCGATTCGCCTTACATGGAAGTTGTGTTGATTGGCAAGGCAAAAACACAAGTCAAAATCAACTTTGCAATCACTGCCATTGTTGCTTCAAATAGCAACGCTGGTTCGCTAGACAATCTCGAAAAACTCATCATAGGAATTCTTGCGGCTATGCCCGCAGGATACGTTGTTGGCGTTGTTGAAAAGCCGACAGTGTTGGAAGTAGGCCAAAGTCCAATGCTGGTTGCTGACATAAACGTTTCGACGTACTACACACAAACTACATAAAAGGAGATAACGTGCCAACAACGATCATCACGGGTCGCGATTTAGTGTTGACGATCGCGACCGTTAACTACGACGCGCAGGCGACCAGCGTGGTTTTAAGCAATGCACCAACAGTCACGACTTACCAAACACTTGACGGCAAGGCTTACAAGCACATTGACGACCAGTGGACTTTGGACGTCGAAATGCTTGCAGACTGGGGCGCGGCTTCATCACTTTGCGAAGCACTTTGGACTGCATGGGAAAGCGCACCAAATACAGTTTTGGCGGTTTCCTTAACTGCTGCAACCGGTGCGGTCTTTACTTGCAACGTCATGCCAGTTGTTCCGTCAATCGGCGGTGCAGCACCTGACGCACAGACAGTTTCACTATCATTCGTGGTAGTAGGAAATCCAAGCGAAACGTTCTAAACCTAACAATCGGGAGACAAAATGAAACTACCAATCACAATTGAATACACCAATGGGGATCAGATAACTTACACGGCTGCGCCCCCTGAATGGGTTCGTTGGGAAAAGCACACGGGCAACACCATTGCACAGGCACAGGAAAAAATCGGAATATCCGATTTGGTATTTCTTGCCTATCACGCCATGAAACGTGAAGCAGCGGGCAAGCCAGTGAAACCGATTGACATTTGGACTGAAACAATTTCTGAAGTCATTGTCGGTGAAGCAAACCCAAAAGCCACCCAGTCGGAAGCCTTGCCAGAGTAGTTTGGGAGTTAGCCCTAGCAACAGGGTTACCGCCTAGCGAATTCGAAGCAGCTGAAGACATTCTGACGGTGTTGGAAATCTTGGAAGGACGGGCAAATGGCAAGTGACGCAATCGCTTACGACAAAGCGGAATTGCGTGCCATTACCCGTTCCTTTAAAGCAATGGACGACGAAGCAACCGCGCAAGCCAAAGAGCAAAGTTCAAAACTTGCTGATTGGGTTCGTGGCAAAATCATTGACGCAGCGGGACGTTCTAGGAATTTGCTAGACGATCGTGTGGCGCAGGGTTCAAAAGTTTCCAAGTCTTCAAAGATTGGCGAAATGAGTTTTGGATTTGCTGGTCAAAAACTAAGCGGTGGCGGGACAACGCAACAACTTTGGGGCGGTGCTGAATTTGGTTCAAACCGTTTGAAGCAATTCCCAGTGTGGTCGGGTCGTGAAGGTCGTGGGTCGCGTGGTTGGTTTATTTATCCAACGCTACGCAGTGCCCAGCCTGAAATTGTTCGTCGCTGGGAAGAATCGTTTTCTAAGATAGTGAAGGAGTATGACTAATGGCTGGTAGTCGCACGCTCAAACTTTCCATTCTTGGTGACGTTGACAATCTCAACAAGTCGCTGAAATCTGCAACCCAAGACGTTGACACATTTGGCGACAAGATTGGCAAGACTGGCAAAATGATTGGCGCGGCGTTTGTCGCTGCTGCCGCTGCTGCTGGTGCTTATGCCGTCAAAATAGGCATTGAAGGCGTCAAGGCAGCCGTTGAAGACGAAAAGGCACAGACACAACTTGCCCTTGCCTTAGAGAACGCCACAGGGGCAACCAATGCCCAAATTGCAGCAACCGAACAATCCATTCTTAAAATGTCACTTGCCACGGGTGTGGCTGACGATCAGTTGCGCCCAGCGTTGGGACGCTTGGTGCGTTCGACTGGGGACATTACAAAGGCACAAGATTTACTTACAACCGCGCTAGACATTGCAACTGCCACGGGCAAGCCACTGGAAACGGTTGCGAATGCGCTGGGCAAGGCTTATGACGGCAACAGTGCTGCGTTGGGCAAATTGGGAATCGGTCTTTCAGCTGCTGAATTGAAGACCATGAGTTTCACACAGGTGCAAGGTCGCCTTTCAGATTTATTTGGCGGCGCAGCAGCACGCAACGCAGACACTTACGCTGGACGCATTGCCCGTATGCAAGTGGCATTTGACGAAGCCAAAGAGACAATCGGGTTTGCCTTGTTGCCAATCCTTGAAAAAGTTATCAACTTTATTAACCAAAACGCATTGCCAGCAATCAACGCATTTTCAAACGCTTTCAGTCTTGACGGTGGTGGTCTTGGTGGACAAATTACGCAGGTGGGCAATTTGCTCACCGCAGTGTTTACGCCAATCATTAACGGACTTGTGAAGGCATTTGGCTACGTCAGGGACGCAATCGGCGACAACCTTGAAACCTTTAAAGTGTTCGGCGCATATATTGCAACGTACCTTGCACCAGTAATCGGCACAGTTTTGGGTGGGGCTTTACAGGTCGCAGGCAAAATTGCAGGCGGTGTCATTGACGTCATTGCTGGTGTGGTTAGAATTTTGAACGGCTTGATTTCAGGTGCGGTCGCAGGAATTAACGCCTTGATTAGTGCCTACAATTCAATTCCATTCTTGCCTAACGTTTCCAAGATTTCTGCACCAAGCGTGAACGTCCCAACTATTTCAGTGCCAAAAACGTCAACGCCTTCAATTCCTTCAGTGCCAACAATCAACCTTCCAAGCAGTGCCGGAAGTACGGGTGTTGGTGGTGGCGGTATTGCCGCAGCGGCAAAGGCTGGGGCAGGCGTTGCAGCCGCCGTGGCTGGTGGTGGATTTACTGATTCACAAAATGCAGCACGATTGGCAGCTGCTGGAGGCGGTGGGTTCACCGATTCACAGAACGCAGCGCGTATCAGCATTACAGTCAACGGGGCGATTGACAAAGAGGGCACTGCCCGCACAATCGTTGAAACTTTGAACAATTCTTACTACCGCGGCACTGGTGGTGCAACCGCGCTTGTGGCGATCTAATGACACAGTGGAATCCCATTTGGAAGGTTGAAATTGACGGCGTTGAATACACCGACGCAATTTTGTCAAACCTAACAATCCGCAGCGGTCGGACAAATATCTATGAGCAGGCGCAGGCAGGCTACGTCAACATTCAATTGTTGGATTTGGCGCAAACCATAATTCCAGTCAATATCAATTCAACAATAGGTGTTTCAGTCAAAGACACCGCAGGCGTATTTGTGGCAATCTTTGGTGGCAACGTGGTTGACATTGCGTTGGAAGTGCGTGATGTAGGTTCAACCGCCTTCACTCAAACCTATTCAATCACCGCACTTGGTGCGCTTGCCCGTTTGCCAAAGTCATTGACTGAAGGCGTGCTTTCCAAAGATTTTGACGGCAATCAAATTCAGACAATCTTGGAACAAGTTTTATTTGGTTCATGGGCTGAGGTTGCTGGGGCAGTTACTTGGGCAACTTATGACCCAACAACAACTTGGGCAGACGCTGAAAACAACGGACTTGGTGAAATAGATACCCCAGGAAACTACGAATTGGCTGCACGATCTAGTGCAACAACTGATGTTTATTCACTGGTCTCAGCCTTAGCAACTTCAGGCTTGGGCTATATATATGAAAACGCACTTGGGCAAATTGGTTATGCAGATTCGACGCACCGCACGACCTACCTTGCAACCAACGGCTACGTTGACCTTGACGCCAATCAGGCGCGTGGGTCGGGTCTAAGAATTGAAACCCGTGCGGGCGACGTTCGCAATTACCTAACGATAAAATATGACGCAACCAGTTCCAGCGAGGAAACCGCATTTGACGTGACTTCAATTGGTCAATACGGCACACTTGCCCAAATTATTTCAACAACCTTGCACAATGCAGCTGACGCCGAAAGTCAGGCCGATTTCTATTTGTCATTAAGAAAACAACCGCAGCCAATCTTCAGCGAAATCACGTTTGACCTGACAAATCCTGAATTGGACAATTCTGATCGCGACAACCTAATTGGCATTTTCATGGGTGAAGCAGTGGCACTCAACAACTTGCCTTTAAATATGAGCGCAGGCGCATTTCAAGGTTTTGTCGAAGGCTGGTCGTTTCAGGCTTCCTACAATCAACTTTCGGTCACTTTGCTACTTTCACCACTTGCCTATTCATTGCAGGCAATGGCTTGGGACGACGTGCCAGTAAACGAAATTTGGTCAAGCGTGTCGCCAATCCTAGAATGGCAGTATGCGACAATTGTCGCCTAAGGAAAGGAAACTCAAATTACAAATCCCACAAGCAACTATGGTTTTGTTCTCCCAACGGCGAGCGATTTAGTCACGGATTTGCCAGCAGATTTTGACGTGGCATTGCAAGGCGTTGACACACGGTTAAAAGCACTACAACCCGGAACGACACTTGGAGACATTGCTTATTCATCAGCCACGGCAAACACAAACACACGACTTGGAATTGGCACAAATGGTCAAGTTTTAGCAGTTTCAGGCGGCGTTCCAGCGTGGACAACAACGGCAGATGTGACACCACTGACAACTAAAGGCGATATATTTACTTTCACAACAGTGGACGCGCGTCTTGGCGTTGGCACAAATGGTCAAACTCTTGTTGCGGATAGTACGGCTGCCACTGGCTTGGCTTGGGCTACACCTGCAAGCGGTTCAACTTTTGCAGGTTGCAGTTTATATCAAACAAGCGCAACCGCTATTCCAAGTGGAACATTGACTACAGTTTTATTCGATACTGAAAGTATTGACACCGACGCCTATCACAGTACGGCTACTAATACTGGGCGAATTACTATTCCAACTGGAAAAGGTGGCAAGTATTTAATTGGTTTCGTTTTGCGTTGGCAAGGTAATACAAGTGCAGCAAGAGATTGCCAAGTTTTTTTAAACGGCAGCACAATTATTTTAGAAAACACCGCACCAGCACCAGCAAATAGTTATGGATTAAGCCAAACGGCATCTTTAATTTATCCTTTAGTTGCTGGAGATTATATTGAATTAAAAGGTTCGCAAGGTTCAGGTTCTTCATTGAATACTGGAACAGGTGGAACTGGTACGCAATTCTTTGCAGGATTAATGGGGGCATAAAAATGATTCAATTCACAAAACCGGCAAATCTTAATGGCGAAGAATTACGCCTAGAGTTAAATAATGCAGGTGTTTCTATATCTAACGACATTGAGGCAGTTAGCCTAGATGATGAAAATAATTTATGGCTTAACATAGCAGAGGCAGACAAAGCCAAAGCAACGCCGATAGTGGCAGCCCATAACGGCACACAAATTGCAGCCGAACCAAGCGTTGCTGATAAACTTGCCAATGTTGGTTTATCTTTTACAGACCTTAAAACGGCACTAGGTTTATGACTTACCCGCAAGGCACTTCAGCTGCACTAATAGCAGTTGCAAAGGCTGAAATTGGCACAATTGAAGAAGGCGACAACCTGACCAAATACGGCAAATTTACAAAGGCCGACGGACTACCTTGGTGCGGTTCTTTTGTTAATTGGTGTGCAGCGCAAGCGGGCGTCAAAATTCATTCAGTCGTGGGCACTGCAATTGGGGCACATAAATTCAAAGAAACAAATCGTTGGTCAAACATTCCACAGTTGGGTTATATCGCTTTTATGGACTTCCCACACGACGGTGTTGATCGTATAAGCCACGTCGGAATTGTCGTTGGTTTAATTGACGACAAGCAATGCGTCACCATTGAGGGCAACACCAGCGGGACAGGCGACCAGCGCAATGGCGGCATGGTTATGGTGAAGGTTCGCAACGTTGGCAAAGAAATTGTTGGATTTGGGATTCCCAAATTCGTACCTTACAAGGGCGAATATCCAACAGTTGAAATACCAAAATCGGGAGACAAACCGACAAAGGAGAAAACCAAAAAATGGACAAAGCCAAAGCCTTAATCGCTTCATGGGCACGATCATTCATGGCAGCAGCACTTGCCTTATACATGGCGGGTGTAACTGATCCAAAGACACTTGCAATGGCAGGCGTTGCAGCGGTCGCACCAGTTGTCTTGCGCTGGTTAAACCCGCAGGATAAGAGTTTCGGGTTAACGGGGAAGTAACTCGGAAACTCACGGCAGCAGCATTGACTTGGGCACTTGCGTTAATGCTGACTGCTTGTGGGTATCAGGGTTGGACACGTTATGAGTGCCAAGAATATGAAAACTGGTCAAAACCTGAATGCCAAAAACCGCAATGCGTCCCGACTGGAACGTGTACTGACGACATACTTGGATTCTCAACATAACAAACCAGCACGACGCCGCGCACCTGAGGACGTCCACGCGCAGCTGATTTTGATAATTGGTTCAACACTTGCAGCCGTGTTTTTAATCGTCACGGTAGGCATAACTTACGCGCTTATATTCGTCACCCAGCCGATTGGGGCACAAGCACCCAATGACGCAGCCTTTATTGACCTATTGAAAACCCTAGCCATTTTCCTGACTGGTTCACTGGGCGGTGTGCTGGCTGGTAATGGACTGAAATCCAAGGCAAAGTCAGGTGACACGCCGACACACACGCAAGGTTCTTGATTTGGCGCGCCTTATGCGTCACCCTGAGTGCAGGTGGTAGTCCTTACCACCAAGAATCGGGAGAATTCAAAATGGTCGTTGATCTATTAGACCCGCAGGTTTTGCGGGCGTTGTTCTTAATCGGTGTGCTTTGCATATTGTCAGCCGCACTGGGTTATTCAATCGGGCACAAAGACGGACGCCGTGAAGGCTATACACGCGGTAGGGCAATTAGCCGTCACATCTCACAAGCAACAAGGGAAGTGAAATAAATGGGATTCTTAGACAACTACGAAGGCAACAAAGAGCGCACAGATCGTTGGATTGCCACCTTCCCACAAGGAATCATTCATGCCGTTATCGAAGAATTTAACGCCAAAGAGGGTTACGTTCTAGTTAAGGCAATGGGTTATCGAAACCAAGAAGAAACCATACCGGCCGACATTGACTACGCATACGGATTTTTGGCTGCTTACAATCCCAACATGAAACGCTGGTTTGTTGAGGATACGGTTACAAGCGCAAAACTTAGGGTCATGGCTAACTTGCTAGGTGGGACAGAAAAAGCCACAAAGGAAACAATGCAACAAGTTGAATCTATGAGTGCAAAGGTTGCAACGGCTGACCCAGCAAAGGAGTACGACTACTGGACAACCAAATTTGGTGACGTTCCAAGTTACAAAACTGAAGAAGACATGGAAGCAGCTGGTGTTCCAACTTTGGCGTCAGGCGTTGCAGAAATTGCAAAGCAACTGGGCGGTGAACTTGTGCCTGAAGCACCGCAATGCCGTCACGGACACCGTATTTTCCGCAGTGGAAACAGTGCAAAGACCAAAAAGGATTGGGCAAATTATTCATGCGTAGGGCGCAAACCCGATCAGTGTGACCCAATATGGCTAGTGCTAACCAGCGACGGAACTTGGAAGCCACAAGTATGACAAAACAACGCCTAGTCAAAATACTGGTATGCACTGAAGTTGTCTTGTTGCTGCTGCTGATTTGGGTGGCATTTCTATGAGCGATTACATGGAGATAATTAACCCACAAACCATGATTGGCAAACTGCTCAAAAACGGTGAAGTGGTCGAAGAATACAAAATGGAACAATGTGACAAGTGTTCAAGCCTTGTGAAATTTGACGCATTTGGCTACCAAAAAGGCTACGGCAATGAAAAGATTATTTGGTTTTGTGTGGGTTGCCGTTGAAAATGACCTTGACGCGTCAGGAAGAATTTACCTGCCACGACGCAGCAATACATTTGGCTAAGGCCAACACGGACTATTGGCAAACACGGTCAGGCGGTTATTCAACTGAGAAATCGCTTCACGATCTAATTGCACAAGACGCCCAAAGTATTGGCAGCGAATGGGTTGTTGCCAAATATCTCAACGTTGACTTTGACCCGTTTGAGCAAAAGGGCAAAACAAAGGCTGACGTTGGTTCGCACTTTGAAGTGCGTTGGACTAAATACGTTTCAGGGCAGCTGATAATTCACGAATACGATCGCACTGACGACGTGGCAATCCTTGTCACCGGTGAATCACCGCATTTCTTCATTGCGGGTTGGATTCCCATTGCTATGGCTAAACGCCCAAAATACCGACACACTAAACAACCAAATTGGTGGGTCACACAAATCAATCTTCAGCCAATCGAGAATTTGAGGAAATCCAACTATGGACACAGTGCAATTTGAATGTCGCAATTGCAAGAAGGTAACCAAGCAGCTGATTCAAAAGGTGACGGATTTACTGCCACCTAATGTCGAAATCATTCAATGCGTGGTGTGCAGTTTCATGACGGTTGCACAGATAGGGGTTCAAAAATGAAGATATTAAACCTATACGCTGGAATTGGTGGCAATCGCAAACTTTGGGGCGACAAACACGACGTGACTGCCGTGGAATATGACGCAGACATTGCAAAGGTGTACGCCGATCACTTTCCAAATGACACCGTTATTGTGGACGACGCACATGAATTCCTTTTAAATCATTTTAGTTACTTTGATTTCATTTGGTCATCACCGCCATGTCAAAGCCATAGCAGCTTCAGGCAGAATATCGGGGTGCGCTATCGTGGCGTGAAACCAATCTATGCAGACATGAAACTATGGCAAGAAATCATTTTCCTTCAATACAACTTTGCAGGCAAATGGGTTGTGGAAAACGTCAAGCCTTATTACACGCCATTTGTGCCACCTACGGCTGACTTACAACGTCATTTGTTTTGGGCTAATTTCGACATTCCACAAGCCAACATAGAAAAGGACAATCTTAGGGCTGCACAAATTCCACAATTGCAGGCTTTGCACGGTTATAACCTTGACGGATACAAGCTGCCAAATAAGCGTCAGGTTCTACGCAATTGCGTATTGCCCGCACTTGGTTTACACGTGTTTGAGCAGGTAGGCAAATGATTCACGTGCTTATGGGTATTCCTGGGGCTGGAAAATCAACGTGGGTGTTGAAGCACAAAACGGGGTTTGAACATATCTACAACACTGAAGCCGTACGAATTAACCGTGAACTAGACATTGCCATGTTTATGCACATGCAACGCCACAAGGCCGTGGTAGCCGTGGAATCAGGCAAAGACCTAATCGCTGACGGGACGCACACAATCAAAACACACAGGCAGGTTTGGCTTAATTTGGCACAACGATTGGGCATTGAAACCAAATTGGTTGTCTTTGATACAAGGCTGGAAACGTGTATAGAAGTGCAAAAACAACGCGAATTCCCAGCACCATTGAAGGTTGTACGTGATCATCACAAACGTATGCAGTTGGCAAAATTGCACGTTAAGCGTGAAGGGTGGGATTCAATTGAAGTCATTACACGTTAGAAGTTATCCACAAGACTTATCCACAGGCGTGCAAAACTTGTGGGACACGCCCAAGTCTATGCGTAAGTTATTCAATTGCTTGACAGTCGCGGTACGCTGGTTTCGCTTGAAGCGAGACGCTGAGGCGTTGATCTCGCAAGGGCGCAATCGGCTAATGGGCAAGGTCTATTCCATAGCGTTATTGCTTTCAATAACAAGCATTACAAATGCAAATGCAGCTACTTATTCAATAGACCATTTGAAGTTATATGCACATTCTAGGATTCTTGATTACAAGGAATTCCAATGCTTCAACAAGATAATCACCAAAGAATCAAGATGGTCATACACTGCACGCAATGGCAGTCATTACGGCCTAGGGCAAATGCGATCTACGTACTACCGTGACCTTGATCCATTCAGACAGATTGACGCAACGATTCGTTATAATCACAAACGTTACTTGACCCAGTGCAATGCTTGGTCATTCCATTTGAAGCATGGGTACTACTAATGGCAAGCGCACTCAAAGACAACGGCAGCACTGGCAAGTGGCGCAAGATACGGGCACGGATACTGCAAAGGGATTCATATACGTGCCAGCAGTGTGGTGGTGAGGGCAATTCGGTTGACCACATAGTCCCAAGACTTGCTGG